CGGGTCAATCATTCCCAACGACTGATGTGCGCCCTATGCGCCGCACCTCACCCTTGGCGAAGACCGAAGAAGAAGTCAACACTCTTCTTGAAACCATCAAAGTCGCTGCGGATGTCTTTGACGTTGCTAGTTACGAGGACTGCCAAAAGGTTCTTAACGATACCTTGGGTGACACGGAGACCACAACTACCTCCGAGTCCACTCGTTACAACAACACCACGACTACTGCCCCTGCCACGAACACGGGCATGGAAACCGTGACGGATATCGAATCAGCGTTTGATGATTTGCTGTCGTAGTTGACCAGCACCCGCAGGGGGGCACGGGGTTATAGGTGCCCCTCCTTATGGAAATGGAGATTAAATGGGAAATAGAGCCGGAAACAGCCTTGTAAGTGATCTGCGTAATGAACTAAACAAGGCAGCCAAAGAAAATATTGCATACGATTTGAGCGGAGATAATCCAACGGACGTCAAAACCTGGATCTCAACTGGGTCAACGCTTTTAGATTATATTATCTCTAACCGCCGAGACGGGGGTATCCCTGTCGGCAAACTCACCACAATCGCTGGCGAGTCTGCCAGCGGCAAGAGTCTTATCGTCACTCAGATCTTAGCGAACACACAAAAGATGGGAGGCGTTGCTGTCTATATTGACACAGAGAACGCAGCGTCGCCAGATTTCATGGAACAGTTAGGACTGGACACAAAGAATAACTTTATGTATGTTCAGCCTGGCACAATCGAAGAGGTGTTTGAGAGCATTGAACGTCTTATCGGGCTTATTCGAGAGAAGGCCCCTGATAAGTTGGTTTGTATTGTTTGGGATAGCGTTGCTGGTACACCAGTTAAGGCTGAGATCGAAGGGGACTATGATCCTAACAGCCGTATCGGATTGACTGCCAAAGCACTAGCCAAAGGTATGCGAAAAGTAACGGAGGCTCTTGGGAAAGAGCAGATCGCTGTAGTTTTCACCAACCAGTTGAAAACCAACATTGGCGTGATGTTTGGAGACAACCGAGTGGAGCCAGGTGGCAAGGCTCTACCCTATCATGCCTCCAGTCGTATCTGGCTGACCCAGCACAAGGGAAAAGCCAACGGTCAGATCCTAAATGAAAAGAAGCAGGTCATTGGTTTTCACACCAGTGCCAAGACGATGAAGTCTCGCTTCGGACCATCACCAAGGAGTTGTCAGTTCGATGTATTGTTTGACCTTGCTAACGACCGTGTTGGCGTTGATGACGAAGGTTCCTGGCTTACTGCTATCGCTGGCACGCCTGGCTGTATTCGCAGCGGCGCTTGGTATACTATCAACGTTGACGGCGAAGATAAAAAGTTCCAAAGCAAAGACTTTCCGAAGCTCTTAGAAGATAAGAAGTTTAAGGAAAGAGTTCTTGACATCCTAGAGGATGAGTGTAGAATAGGTAAGAAGTAAAACTCTACCGGAGACCCCATGAAAAGATTGCTTATCATTGATGGACAAAACATGTTCATCCGTAACTATGTCATGTCCCCTCAGTTGGATATTAATGGTCATCCTATTGGAGGACTAACCGGATTTCTGCGGTCACTACAAAAGGAGGTTCGCCGAGCAAAGGCAGATCGTGTAGTGATTGCCTGGGAAGGACCTGGCGGATCACAGTCTCGTCGTGATAAAAACAAAAACTACAAACTTGGTCGGAAAGCCCCGAAACTAAATAGAGAGTATGAGTTTTCCACCCCGGAAGAGGAGAGGGAAAATAAGTACGAACAACTGTTGCGTCTGACTGAGTATTTGGAAAACCTCCCCATCTTACAGATGTCGCTAGAAAATATAGAAGCGGATGACATCATCGCATGGCTTTGTCACTGTAATGAGTATAAAGAGTGGCAGAAAGTAATTGTCTCAAATGACCAAGACTTCTTCCAGTTGTGTGACGATCATACTATCATTTTGCGTCCTGGGAAAAACGAACAAATAATCAACAAAAAGCGAGTGCTTGAGGACTTCGATATTCACCCTCGTAACTTTGCCTGGGCACGTGCAATCGTAGGCGACAAATCAGATAATTTGGTCGGAGTGAAGGGTCTTGGGCTCAAGACTGTTGCTAAAAGATTTCCGTTCCTTTCCGAAAATAAAGACTATGGCTTTAGTGAGATTATGTCTCACGCAAAAAATAATAAAGCGAAAGTCAAGGCATATCAAAATGTTCTCGATAGTGAGGAAATTATTGCTTCAAATTATGAAATTATGCAGCTATATACCTCTACCATCTCGCCGCAAGGAGTTAACAAACTCAAGTATGCAATTGAGAACGACGGGGTCGAACTTGATCGCACTAAAATTAGGACAATGCTTCTCAAGGATGGTATCGGTACTCTTAATATAGACGAACTTATGTTGATGTTAAACTCTCATAGAAAAGTTTGAGAGTGCCCTTTATATTTTCGTTATATAGGCTATAGTAAGGAACAAGGAAATTAAATGACCGAACAACAATACGACACATTCAGTAAGTTCGGAAAGTCCTTCCAGGAAAAATTAGTAAAGACCATTCTCTTTGATCGCAACTTTGCGAATCAAATGGAAGAGGTCCTCGATACTAGTTATTTAGAGTTGAAGTATCTTCAAGTCTTTGTGGATCTTCTCTTCCAGCATAAGCAAGATTACCCGCACCCAACCTATGAAGCAATGGTTTCAGTTGTGCGGACACAGACCGAAGATTATTCAGATAGTATTATTAAACAGGTCATCGAGTTTATGGCTCGTATCAAGAGCAATGCCATCGGTGACGACGACGAAGAATATGTTAAAGAAAAGTCCCTAGACTTTTGCAAGAAGCAGAAACTAAAAGAAGCCATCCTCAAGTCGGTGGACCTTCTCCAATCCCAGAGTTTTGACCAGATTCAAAAGGTCATCAACGACGCTATGAACCTTGGAGCAGACAACGATCACGGGCACGACTATCACGAAGATATTCTTGACCGCTTTGAGATGAAGATGCGCAACCCTGTCTCCACTCATTGGGATGAGATTGATGATATTACAAAAGGTGGCCTCGGCAAACGAGAACTTGGTGTAGTGGTTGCACCAACTGGAGCCGGCAAGTCTATGGCGCTTGCTCACCTAGGTGCGATGGCAGTTGTCAAAGGCAAGACGGTGGTCCACTATACGCTAGAACTTGCCGACACTGTGGTTGGCCAACGCTATGACTCCTGCATCACAGGCATCGAACTAAAGAATTTGATGTCCATGAAGGAGGCTATTATCGGGGTCATCGAACACATCCCTGGGCAACTCATTATCAAAGAGTATCCTACCAAGTCAGCCTCTACCCGCACAATTTCAACGCACCTAGAGAAACTAAAACAAAAAGGTATCAATCCCGATATGATTATCGTGGACTACGCTGACCTTTTGAAGCCAACAGCAAGCGGGTTCAAGACCCAGGAACTCCGCCATAGCCTCGGTAACATCTATGAAGAACTGCGAGCCATCGGTCAAGTGTGGGACATCCCAGTGTGGACAGCATCCCAGACAAACCGGAGCGGACTAAACGCAGATGTAATCACGATGGAATCTATCAGTGAAGCATTTAGCAAGTGCTTTGTGGCTGACTTTATCTGTTCCATCTCCCGCACGGTTGAGGATAAGACTGAGAACAAAGGTCGTATGTTCGTAGCCAAAAACCGCAACGGTGTTGATGGCATTGTCTACCCGATGGAGATTGATACTTCCAAGGTTCATCTGCGAGTGCTCCCACCTGACGAACACTCAACGATCGATGCTGTGGTGATGAAGACCAAGCAAGAGCAAGACGAACACCTTCGCCAGAAGTATAAGAAGTTCAAAGCGACCCGAGATAAAAAAGCAGAAGACGCCCGCCAAAAAGCGGACGATAAAAAAAAAGAGAATGAAGAACAAAAGAGCCTCAAGCAAGGCTTACGAGATTTAAAACAAAGTATTGAAAAGGAGCAAGTAGCATCATGAATGAGCAGGACGTATCAACACAAATTTTATCTGACATCACAGTGTATATGAAGTACGCTAGATACTTGCCAGAGAAGCAACGCCGTGAAACCTGGGAAGAACTAGTCGCTCGGAACATGGACATGCACATGAAGAAGTATCCCAATCTCAAGCAAGAGATTAAGGACAACTATCAGTTTGTTTATGACAAGAAGGTATTACCCTCAATGCGCTCCATGCAGTTCGCTGGCAAGCCCATTGAGATCTCACCCAATCGTGTGTTCAACTGCGCCTACGCTCCAGTTGATGATTGGCGTGTCTTCGGCGAGATTATGTTTTTGCTGCTCGGCGGAACTGGCGTTGGCTACTCTGTCCAACAACATCACGTTGATGAACTGCCAGAAATTCGCAAACCAAATGTTAATCGTACTCGGAGGTATTTAGTAAATGACAGTATTGAAGGATGGGCAGACGCTGTTAAGTATCTTATCCGGAGTTACTTCTTCGGTGGTTCTAAACTACGATTTGATTATAGCGATATTCGTCCTAAGGGTGCTCGCCTTGTAACTTCGGGCGGCAAAGCCCCAGGACCCCAGCCACTCAAAGAGTGCTTGGTCAAGGTTGAGGGCGTTCTTAACGAGAAAAATGATGGTGACAGATTGTCTGCCATTGAAGTCCACGACATCGTTTGCCACATTGCCGACGCTGTGCTGGCTGGCGGCATCCGACGTGCTGCTCTCATCTCTTTGTTCTCCGCAAGTGACAACGAGATGATTGCCTGCAAGGCTGGCAACTGGTGGGAGACCAACCCACAGCGAGGTCGAGCCAACAGCTCTGCTGTACTTTTGCGGCACAAAGTAACAAAAGAATTCTTCTTAGACTTGTGGAAAAGAGTGGAAGCATCTAACGCAGGTGAACCCGGCATCTACCTTTCCAACGACAAGGACTGGGGAACCAACCCGTGCTGTGAGATTGGACTACGACCATTCCAGTTCTGTAATCTGACTGAAGTAAATGTCAGTAACATCACAGGACAAAATGATTTGGAACAGCGGGTCAAGGCTGCCACCTTTATCGGCACGCTCCAAGCAGGCTATACTGACTTCCATTATCT